ATTGGTGATCTTTATAATAGTTCAGATTTTAGAATAAGACAAACTGGTATGGGTGTTACTTGGCCTGGTGCTAGTAATAATAATGGAACTCAAATTTCAGGATTTGAAGATGAAATAGGAACTCGTTTTTGTGATGAAGTTGATCAGAATGTTTATGCTCAAGAAATTGTTATTCCATCAATGATTTCTATAGATGGTCAAGCTGGTAATCCTACTGAAGGAGATTATAATGCAAAACCTATTATAAATCCTACATTTGGTAAAACAAATGTATATCCTTATAGTATTAATCTAGCTGTTCATGGTGGTACGCCTGATACAATTGTTCCACAAATAGGAATTTCAGGTATTAACATGAATGTTTTAACTATTGAAGCTGGAACATATACTTTGGCTAACGGAGATCCAAACCCGGAGATTTTAATAATGAATGGTGTTCCTACTGTAGCAGATGCAGCTGAAGGTGGTTTATATAGATTAGATGAAAGTCTTTCACAATCAAAATTAGCTGGCACAACAAATCCTGATAGTACATATGTTGGTGATACTAATCCAATATTTTGGAAAAGTGGAGCTCCAGATAGTAACATAGCAGGTGGAAATGCATGGGTAACTATAAAAGGTATAAATATGAGACCGCTATGGAGAATTGGCGGAAGTACTTGGGGGCAAGTGTTTCAAGAAAATTATGGTCCTCAATTTAGTGGAACAAATACATCTGCAAAACTACAAGAAGCTGGTATTATTCCACAAGGTGAAGAAGGTTTTGGTATGGTACCTGAACTTACAAGCAATAACCTAAGAATGTGGCAAAGATCAATAACAACAGATCCAAAAACAGGAGATGTAACAACAACTGATTGGACATTATATAGTCCTGCTAATACAACTGCAGCTGGTTTATTACCATTAATGACTAATAACAGTTTTGAACTTCAAGGTGGTCCTCCGCCATGGGAAACGGTAAATACTGCTACATATGTAGTAACAATTCCAATATTATTACCGGAAACAGATCCAAAACTTTTAGCTGCTGGATTTACTCATAGAGCTTTTGGTGCTGGAAGTATGAATGATACTACAACAAACTGGTCTCAAGGACCTCAAGCTGAAGCTGAAGAAAATGAATATAGAATAAGAGGTGTTGGTATGACTCAATCAATGAGTGCACCATATTCATGGCAAGTTGCACCAATAATACAACCAAATCTAACAAATAACTGTAGTTAAAAAAAATAAAAATGAAACATACATATATAAAAATATATAATCAAGCTAGACAAGAAGTAGGATTACCAGGACCAAGTCCTGAAGAAGCAGCGGCTGCTGAAGCGCAAGCGCTTGCTATTATTGATCAAGCTAGAAATTTGCAAATGGGAATATTAGCTGATGGAAATCCTAATGCACCAAATTATCAAACTAGTCCTTTTTGGAAGTTTCCATATAATTGTGCACCAGATTCAAATCCGTGGTTATATCCAATAAGCGCTGAAAATGGTTTATTTTTTACAGATTTAACTGGACCTGATTTTTTATTTGAAGACTCACCATGTGGCGGTGGCGAGGAAATGCCAGGGTAATTATAAATATAAAATTAAAAATTAAAAACAAAAAAAATGGAAGAGCATATTGTAGAACCAGGACTTGGAAATAATATTCTGGTTGATCTTAACGATCAAGTAGAAATATTTTATAATTTAGTAAATCAAAGTACAGAAATGGTATCACCTCAATATTTAAATTTATTAAATTGTAATAGTGTTACTAGTGTATTTAGAACTATAAATACCACTGTTCCTGTTGACGAAAAAGGTTTACTTGCATTAAACACATTAATAACTCCTACTCTTACAATTGAGTTTTCTGAACCTGGACCACCATTAATTTTAAATTTTAATATATGGCCAGAGTTTACAAATGAAACTGATGACGCTAAAATTCAAATAATTGAAAAAAGCACTTTATTTTGGGGATATAGTACAGAAGGAATACCTAAAGAGGATGCTGACTTTTGGAAACAAGTACAATATGCGCAAGAAAGAGCAGCAGTACAATTAGAAAATGATTTGATGGAAGCAATGAGAAAAGCAAGACAAGGTACTCAAGCGGTTCATGATTTTATTCCTAAAGTAGGAATATTTTTATCAGCTTCACAAAATACAGAATCAGCATTAGTTACACCAGGTGGTGAAGTACCAGAAGGACCTGGCGGTGGAGATTTTCCTGAAGAACCTTTTGAAAAAGTAATACCTGAAGCATAACAAATAACATACCCTGCTCGGGAAGAGCAATAAACCAAATATAAACTTAAAACCAAAAACTATGACGTTTTATTACCAGACTAGATCGTGGAATAGTCAACCACAAATTTCAGAAGAAACCATTAACCTTTGGAAACATCTTTCAGAAAAAAAGAACTGGAGGATAACCCAATTACCTAACGGTTTTTATCAAACTGAATACCAAGATCCAAAAGAAGATACTTGGCACGACGTAACCCGTAGAGAAACTATTGAAGGAGCTGAAGCGGCTATTGATGGATCAGTAGAGCATTATGCTAAAAAAATAGATTTTTTAAAAGGACCAAAAGTCGTGAAAACCTTTAAATAATAATTAAATTAAATTAAATCAAATGATAGTTAAAAATCTTAACTTTGGTAGTGATGCCAGAGAAAAAGTATTTAAAGGTATAACAAAACTTACACAAGCTGTTAGCTCCACATTAGGAGCTAGCGGTAAGTGTGTTTTACTTGAAGATGCAGGTGGTAATCCTATTATTACAAAAGATGGTGTAACCGTAGCTGATTCAATAATTTTGTTAGACCCTGTAGAAAACATGGGCGCTACTTTATTAAAAGAAGCAGCGCGTAAAACAGTTCAACAAGCTGGAGACGGTACAACTACCGCAACAGTGCTAGCGCACTCTATATTAGAACATGCTTATAAAGTTTCTAATAAAACCAATACACGTGAATTAAAAGAAGGTATAAACTCTGCTGTTGAAAAAGTTGTAAAATATTTAGAGTCAATATCTGTACCTGTAAAAGGAGACATGATTGACAACATTGCTACAATATCAACAAATAATGATCCAGAACTTGGTAAATTAATTGCTGATGCGTTTAGATCTGTAGATCTAACAGGTGTAGTAATGATGGAGCCTTCTAAAATAGGTAAAACAGAAATAAAATTTATAGAAGGAGCTCAATACGATAAAGGTCTTAAAAATTCTCATTTTATAACAAATAAAGAAAATAAGGCTGCTGAATTAGAAAACCCATTAGTACTGTTAATTGAATCACCAGTTGATACAATAAGACAAATTCAGACAGTGCTAGAGTACGTAATAAAAAACAATAAACCTTTGCTTATTATTGGCGATTTAGAACAAGGTGTTTTATCGGCTCTAGCTATGAATAAAGTAAAAGGTAACATTAAAATAAATGTTATTGATGCTCCTACTTATGGTGTTAATAGAAAGCAAATGCTTGATGATTTATCATTACTAACAGGCGCTACTATTATAAATGAAGATTTAGGTGATGATTTAGATTTAGTTAAAGTAGAACATTTAGGTTCTTGCTTAAAAAGTATAACAACTCATGATGAAACTATTATACAAATAGAAGATCAATCTGAAGAAGTTAAAAATACTATTGAAAAACTAAAGAAAGATTTATTACAAAAAAATACAGCAGATAAAACTATAAGGTTAGAAAAAAGACTAGCTATGTTAGCTGCTAAAATTGCTATAGTAAAAATAGGCGCTAACTCAGATATTGAATTAAAAGAAAAACAAGATAGAGTCGAAGACGCTATATGTGCTACTAAAGCTGCTATAAAAGAAGGAATTGTTCCGGGTGGTGGTGTCGCGTTGCTTAACGCTGCTTTAAAGTTAGAAGAAAAAAATGAAGGAGAATTAGTATTAGGTAAAGCTATATTATCCCCATATAAAACAATACTTGACAATGCTGGCTATAGTGAATATAGAATAGCTGGTGAAGATGGTCATGGTATTAATGTAGTTACAGGAAATATGGTACACATGATTGATAGTGGAATTATTGATCCATTGTTAGTCACAAAAAGCGCTCTTCAAAACGCAGCTTCAGTAGCAACTACTATTTTATCAACCGATTGTGTAATTAATAATATTAGAGTTAATGAAAGCAGTAGGTAGAAATTTAGTAATAAAAAAAGTAAAAGAAGGAACCACCAAAACAAAAGGTGGTTTACTTCTTGCAGAAAATCAAAAAGAAGATATTAGATATATTGAAGCTAATGTTGTATCAGTTGGAACAGAGGTGAATGGTATTAAAAAAGATGATACTATATTTTTTGACAGGCACGCTGGTCATAAAATAGAAGTAAATAAAAATACTTATCATGTTATAAAAGCTCAGGATGTAGTTATTGTGTTATGAAAATAAGCGCTGATGATATTAAGAATTTAAACTTAATGAAGCACTATCGAATAATACGTAAATGGGCGTGTAAAAACAATGATTTAACTGATAGTGATTTAGAGTTGTTAATATATTTAGACTGTATAGATCTTTTTACAATAAAAGATTTTAAAACTGGAACTTATACTTACAGTTGGAATAATAGGCGCTGGAACAAACTAATACAAAATGATTGGATAGTTGTTTGGCGTAATAGAAATAGAACAACTCAAAAATATAATATATACAAAGTTTCATTTAAGGGTAAACAATTAATAAAACGTATATACAGAATAATGCTTGGTCACGAAGATATTAATGTTGCTAGTAGAAATAAAATAATATCTGGCAGTTCTTATAGTGACAAAGTAATGACTAAAGCAATTTATAATTTAAACAAAGATAAAACAAGATAATTATGGGAAAAGAGTATGTAAGCGACGCACAACGTAGAGCAGTACACGCTACTAGAGCAGATGGTGGTAAAGGTAATCCAAACAAAATGCTTTCACCAACAAATTTTAATAGAGCTTTATTTGGATCTATGGGTATGAATCCTAGCGTAAACGCTTTAACTAACGCTAATGCTATAGCGGCGCAGCAAATGCCTCAAATACCTTCTTTACCTCAACAACCTGTAAATCCAGCTGTAGGTGTTTATGGTAGACCTGATATGAGAGCTCAATTAATGGGAGTTGGTAGTAATTTAAGTCCAATGATGAAGCACGCTGATGAAGAAGTAAAAAGCTTAAAAACAGAAATAGAAACAATTAGAGCTCAGTATGAAAATGAAGAAAAAGAAGGAGAATTTTACGAAGATCCAAATTATGAAAAAGCTAGAGCAAGATTAGCAGCAATTGAAGAAGAACATAAAAACAAATAAACCATGCAACACAAGAAATACGATCCAGCAATGGAAAAATTAAAACCAGGAACTAAAGTTGGTATAGTAGGTGAATCTCATATATGGGACGGACCGCTAGATCAAACAGGTAGATTACACGAAAGTGGATCAAGTTCTGGTATAACAGGTAAACAAGTTTTAAAAGACCCAGTAATGTACGCTGCTGGTCCTATAACATTAAGATGCTGCGAGCATAAAACAAAATAATATGTATAACCAATATAATAGTCCTTTTTTACAGGAAAAATTTCCAGAAATAAAAGAAGAAAATAAAGGAAAATTTACAGCATGGGTAAAGAAAAACATGCCTGGTAAATCTACTTGTGAAGCAGCTAGTGCTGTTATGGGTAAAAAAGATAAATATAGTGAAGCGGTAGTCAAAATGGCTAATTACGCTAAAAACTTTGGTTGCTCAAAAAAAAGTAATTCAGCTTTAACTAAACAAGGTAAGTCATTAGAAGATTTACAGAATCATTTGAAAAATCTTAATGCAAGACTTGATAACACAGTGCCTGGTCAGAAGAAATTAAAACCTATGCTTGTTAAGCAAATAGCAGCAACAAAGGAAAAAATTCAAGCTTTAAAAAATAAATAATATGAGTTCACCGTTTTCTAAATATATGGAGGATAAAAATCCGGTATCAAATTTAAAATCAGACGCTGCAAAAAGATCTAAAATATCAGATAAAGATCATCACGCTATAAGTTCTACAAACGATGCTCACTCTATTATGCTAGATGGATCAACTTATGATAAGGATTATGATGATTTAACAGATGCTGTTGGTTATGTTGATCCTGATGTAACTATTACAAGATCTACACCAAAACAACCTGCAATGGGTGGTTTAAAAGCACTAACTAACCAAGATAAAAAACCAAGAGGTTCTACAGTAAGTGATTCTGATGACTCTCTTATAAACATGGGTTCTCCTGCTCATCAAGGTGGTTATAGAGGCGGAGGAGATGTTGACTCTTATTATGTACCTATGGCTGGTGTATATCAAAACTTACAAGATAGTATTTCTAACAATATGAAAGAAGTATATAAATTTCAAAATTATAAGGGTGATGCTAAAAAAAATCTTTACACCCAAGAAGAAGTTGATGAATTGCTAAAAAATAAATAAAAATGGGAAAATCAATGCATAAAGGTCATTACGGCCATTACAGTGGAAACTATAAGTTTTCAAAAGATCATGCTCACACTAGAGTGACAAAAGAAAATTATAAAGCAACAGAAAGAGACGACGCTGCTCATATCGATTATTTAAAAAGAGACATTGATTATGACGCGCACCACGGTCATAGTGATGAAAAAATGACTGCTGATGAAAAGCATATTTCTAAATTAGCAGGAGACATGAAGTATGATAAAGAACATCATGGTTCACCAGCTAAAAATATAATTGGTGCTGCGGGTAAGGCTGCAAAAATGGCTGCTAAAGCTGCTCAAAGTTATAAACTTGCTAGTATTAGAGAACAAGCTAAAGAAGCTATGAAAAATATGAGACTGTCAAGAGGTAGTCAAAACGCAAATACACCTTCACATGAAGATCTTGCTCAAATGGGTTCGGGTCCAAGACCTTATCCTCATGGAGCAAAAGAGCCAAGTGATATTACAAACGCTTTAGATAGTTTACAGTCTGGAGGTAGTTCTAATAAAAAGTTAAGAGCTGGCGCAGATACAAATTATGATAGAAGAGACAAAGACTCATATTTTTATGATGAAGATTTTGCCGCAGATGCTGGACCAAGAAAATCACAAGAAGAGTTAGAAAAAGAAAGACAAGCTGCTAGACAAGCCGCAATAAATAAACAACAAAAAAAATAATATTATGCCTAAAGGATTTGGATACGGCGGCGAGTCCGCTAATCAAGAAAGAAGTAATTTACTTAAAGATAACCCAGTAGCAAGAGATGCTAGTGGAGGAAGACCGTGGATTTCAAAACATTTTAAATCATCAATGTCACCATTAAAAGAAGGACACGAGGGTGGTGATTCACCAATGGCTGATGCTGGACATGGTGAAAAATTTACTGATGAGCATTTTCCATCAGGAAAACATAGAAATTCAGTAGCTACAATGAAAGACCAAGAAAAACCAAAACCTAAAAAAGACAAAAAAGAACCAAAGCGTAAAGCTGCTGGTCTTCAAAAATACAACGCTGCTGCTGAAAAGCATTGTATAGGTAAAAAATAAAACAGTACGAGAGCTGTATAAAACTCGGCTAAACATAAACATTAACATTAACATTTAACATTTAACATTATGGCAAAGTACATTAAAATTAGAAAAGAAAATGTAAACATTGGAAGTGCTGCGAGTGATATTATAATCGGAGATATAGTCTCTGTAACTCAAGGAACTCTAGCTGGAGTTGGAAACGCAAACAATGTTGCTATTCAAACCGTAGGCGGAGCTACTTACTTACTAACTGTAACAGCTGCTGCTGCTGATTGGACAAAAGACATCCAAAAAGCATTAACAGCTAATCCAGGTGGAGTTATGGCAATTGTTGCACCTTCATCTTCAGTAAAAGTAACTGTTTGCTTAATCGCATAAGTATGAAACCTAGAGGACTAGGAGATACTATTGAAAACTTCACCACGGCTACCGGGATTAAAAAATTAGCTGATGCTATACCCGGTGGCTGCGGATGCGGTAAACGTAGAGACGCTTTAAACAAAGTGTTTCCTTATAAAAAATAATATGGCTTTTAAATTAACAAACCCTCCATACAAAGTTAATCAAACTCCAGTTTATCATGTTGATATGGAAGAAGGTGTAATGGGAAAAGCCAATAATAATGGAACTATTATTATAAATCAAAACTTAGATCCGTGTGAAATACCTGATGTTATTGCACATGAAGAAGTACACATAGATCAAATGCGTAGAGGAGATTTAGATTATGATGATGATTACGTATACTGGAAAGGTAAAAAATATTCTAGAGCTAAAATGAAAGAAGGAGCTAAAAATTTACCTTGGGAAGCAGAAGCATATAGAAAATCATGAGTAAAAAATTCAAAGATACAACTGTTGGTCAATTATTGTTTGGCGCAGCGTCTGTAATAAATCCTACATTAGGAAATGTATTACAAGGTGTAACTTCACCAAAAGAAGCAATAGAAGCGATAACTAAATCTGACGCGCCTGCGGAAGATAAAGTAAAATTACAACAAATAATATTTGAACAACAAAATAAAGAAATAGAAGCTATCACATCAAGATGGCAGGCAGATTCAATGTCTGATTCATGGATGTCGAAAAACGTACGCCCTCTGGTTTTAGTGTGGTGTATATGTATATTTTCATTAGCTGGTATTTTAGACAGTGTTGAGACTATACCGTTTCATATAAATGAATTATGGAACGATACTTTTGAGAAGGTTATGATGGCGGTCGTCTTAGCCTATTTCGGAGGACGCACAACAGAAAAGGCAAGTAATATATTTAAACAAAAATAAAACAATTAAAAATGGGTAAATTTCCAATAAGTGATGGTATTGTAGGTAAAGCAATGCGCGCAACAGGTAAAACGGGTACTCCAAACGCGTTACCAGCCTGGGTTTTTGAAAACCAAACAGGTGTATTAGGAACATATTTAAATAGTTCTGTGGTTTGGTGTGGCGTAGCTGGAAGCTTAAATGTTATACCAGCTGGAACAAGCTTAGCTTCAGCTAAAACAATAAGCCTTACTTCAGGTGGTACAAATTATACAGCCGGTACAAGAACAACTACTTGTAGTAATAATATGGCTCAAGGTTTGACACTAGTTATTACAGTAGCTGGTGGTGTAATACAAACTTTAACAATTGCTTCTGCAGGATCTGGTTATAATGTAGGTGATATAATTACAGTTGTAGAAGCTGGTAGAGCAGCTGGATCTGTAGATGCAAAAGCAGAAATTACAGCAGTAAATAATGGTGTACCAGTTGCTGCACAAGCTATAGAATTTAAAGTTCAAGCAGGTGGTATATTACCAGTTGCAGTAGATTATATAACTAGTTTAAGCACAATAACAGAAGCTGATATAGTTATATGTAAATAATTAATATATAGGTGACTATATATTTAGGATTAAAATTAAATTAAATTAAAAATTATGACAAAGAAAAAAGAAACTAAAGTTACTAAGCAAGAATTAGAAACAATACAAAACCAACAAAATGAATTAAATCTTTTTTTAAGACAAATTGGTGTTTTAGCAGTAGAACAAAGAAATGTTGAAAACAGTGTTAAATTAATTTCTGAAACTATTGAAAAAACAAAACAAGAACTTGAAGAAAAATATGGTTCAATTAACATTGATTTGAAAGACGGTTCTTATACTGTTGTTGAAGAAAAAGATGCAAAGTAATATTAGAAAAATAAGCATTGGTTCTGATTATAAAAATGATGCTATGCACTACGCTGTTGGACAACAAGTTTACGGTGGTCATGAAATAGCTTATATTTTATTAGAAGCAAATGATAATTCTTACAATATCTATATAAAAAAGAACAACGAAGTTTTGCCATGGAAAAAATTTAATTCTAACATGGCTATTTCTGTTGAGTATGATTTAGAATATTAATGAGAAGTTTATATGATTTTATTATAAAACCATTAGGTGATATATATAAAAATGAAGTACAAGTTGGTGATAAAAGTTTAGTTGTTAACACTAAAATTGAATCATGGAAATTTGTAAATAGATTAGCTTTAGTAGTAAATGTTCCAATAGCTTTTAAAACAAAAATAAAAAAAGGCGATACCATTATTGTGCATCAAAACGTTTTTAGAGTTTTTTATGATATGCGTGGTGAAAAAAAGAAAAGTAGATCTTTTTTTAAAGAAGATTTATATTTTTGTAGTTTAGACCAAATATATTTATATAAAAACAAAACCGGTTGGCACAGTTTTGGTGATCGTTGTTTTATTCAACCTATAAAAGATTTAGAATCTAAAACATTAGATAAAGAACAAAAGCTTATAGGTATATTAAAATATGGTAATAGTTCATTAGAAGCGCTAGAAATTAACGAGGGAGACAAGGTTGGATATACTCCAAACAGTGAATGGGAATTTTTAGTTGATAAAGAACGTTTATATTGTATGAAATCAAATGATATTGTAATTAAATATGAGTACGAAGGAAACGAAGAAAAATATAATCCAAGCTGGGCAAGTAGCGGTCAAAGAATTAATTAAAGTCGCTAAAGAGCCTATAATAGATTATGGACCTGATATTTCCGCAGACAGACTTAAAAATGCTGCAGCTACAAAAAAACTTGCTATATTCGATGCGTTTGAAATACTTAATCGTATTGAAGAAGAAAAAAATATGTTAGAAGATAAACCTAAAATTGAAGAAAAGAAAAAATCAAACTTTAAAGGTTTTGCAGAAGGGAGATCCAAATAATGTACAAGCAAGAATTATATAAAATATTAGATGATTATATTACACCAGCTACACTTAAAAAATATAACAAAAATAAAAAGTGGGAGTATGGTTATAACGATCAACACGATATGGTTGTTATTAGTAAAGACGGTACTATAGGTGAAATATATGAAATACAAAATCTTAAAATAGCTTTACCAAAAGCTAAGAATATTCATAAGTTTGAAAACAATAAATGGAATAAAACTGAATATCCTAAAGTTTTAAGTAAGATAAAAACAGTATTTGATTTTAAACAATATCCACAGGATTTTAAAGAAAAATGGTATGATTACATCGATAATGAGTTTACCCGTAGGGAGGAAGGTTTTTGGTTTTATAACAAAAGCGTTCCTACTTACATTAGTGGTACTCATTACATGTACTTGCAGTGGTCTAAGATTGACGTCGGGGCTCCAGACTTCAGGGAGTCAAATAGATTATTCTTTATTTTCTGGGAAGCTTGTAAGGCAGATTCACGATCCTATGGGATGTGTTACCTTAAGAATAGGCGTTCCGGGTTTTCTTTCATGGCCTCAGGAGAGGTGGTTAACTTGGCAACCATATCAAGTGACTCCAGGTATGGTATATTATCCAAGTCCGGTCCTGATGCAAAGAAGATGTTCACAGATAAGGTGGTACCCATATCAGTTAATTATCCCTTCTTTTTCAAGCCGACCCAGGACGGAATGGACCGTCCAAAGACCGAACTTGCCTACCGTGTCCCCGCAAC